AACTTTTTTTCTAAAAGTTTGTTTCATCATTTTGGACCGGCGTTCTCTCTCGAATGCGGGTGCAAAAGTAGTGCTATAAAACATAACTACCAAACATTTTCAGTATTATTTTTCAAGTTTTTTTTCAAGACTTAACAAGTTATATAATGTACGTGTGATAAAGCCATACTACTCGATTCTCACCCTATTGGAGACATCCTGTTATAGAGACATAGCATGCCGCACTTCTACATGGAGGTATATTATGATTTATTGAGTGGCGATGTGATAATTTTCCATACAATAAGTGCGTGAATGATACAAAAATATAAATCACTGAACATTAACAGTTTAAAAACACGATTATGTTTTACCGGAAAGTCGTACATGTTTATGAGAAAAGTCGTACGTGTTTTCGAAAAAAGTCGTACGTGTTTTTCCGAAGTCACATAATAGAAAATAAGAGTAGATAAAAAATACACAATAAGCATAGCCCAATCTCAGGATCAACTTTTCTTTCAATCTTTTTCAGGAAACCGCCAAGACGTAATTATCTATGATAATCAAAAAACGATTTTAATTCTTATCACGAATCGAAACGAAGGTAATTTGCTAGAAAGAATTCAGACAATGAAATTATAAAGCAGAAAAACAAATTTATTCCTTACCTTTAGCACAAATAAAGCAAAAGACCATGATACACGTATTAATAAACACACTCGCAGAGAAAATGAACGAATTTCTTTCCAGCTATTATGAACGGGCAGAAATTATAGTGGAAGCCGGAAGTATTGATGCGACTCCAAATGAGGATCAATCGGATAAAATCATACTTTCTATCGTGAATATAGAGCGAGAGACAGCAATGGGAATCTCTGCCCCCTATAGGAACACAAAAAATAACACATTCCAACAAACATCTCCACCATGGTACTTGAATATATATATTATGGTTGCCGCTGTTTTTTCATCTAAAAGATACTTAGAATCTATACAAATATTATCGGATTCAATCTCCTTCTTACAACAAAATTCCATTCTTAAATTACCAGACCAAGGTACCATAACGCTCGAGCCCGTAACAATTAGTATACAAGAGCTCAGCAATATATGGAGTATATTAGGAGGGCATTATTATCCATCAATCCTATGTAAAGCACGAATCATATCTTTTGACGGAACAGAAATCAAGGATATAAAACAACGAATATCAAGTCAAAAAATAAATTAGAAATAATGTTATCAAACATATAGCATTTAATATCATGCCATATTCTTTTTATCTACTTTTGGAATATTATAACGATAAAACAAACCAATGATGAAATTTGACTTTTTAATTAACATTATATTTAGCCATGAATATTATAATGAATGTATTCCTTCTGAAATCTTCGAAATAGAACCCAGGAGAACGAATAGAGTCGTATTAGGAGGACCTAAATATCCTTTTAGGCAAACGGGTCGAAATCAATATGCACTAATTGGAGATCGAGAAGAGCTTCTTGATCACCTTTCAACCTCCCCGGATGGTCTCAACCTTGAGTTTCAAGCACATTCAAAAGATCCGAATTTTTTACTGTATACACAATCCCTGCTACCGGAAGAGCTAAATGATTCAGATATACAATTAAGTGTTATCGATAACCGACTGAATCGGCTCAATGTGATCATTCATGTTACCAAAGAATTATTAAAAACGAAATGCCCAATACAGAAAGAAATCCATTATCACACAAAAGAAGCCTATTGGGATTTTATCTTGATACCTCGTAATCCAGAAAATGCGTCAATGGATATTTTTATGGAGGATAATGGACCGGAAAATATTAGCTTCAAGAATCCCGAGCAAATCCGTTTCATGGATAAGGACGTTTTTCGTATCAGCACAGAATATCCGATAAAGATTAAGGAAGAGTCTTATTACCAAAGAAGATCAGATATCACGATTTACGAGAAAAGAGAATATGCTAAAAGAATGCTATTAAGGCATGTTCCTGTTCCCTCTTTGGGACGTTTTCTTATAAAGGAATTACAATCTACCGAGAATTCTATTATACAAATTCTTTATATCTAAATCCTTAAAAAAATAACGTATGGCACAAATGAAAACCCCTGGCGTTTATATCATAGAGAAAAACGCTTTTCCTAATTCAGTCGTAGAAGTCGCTACCGCCATCCCTGCCTTTATCGGGCATACCCAATTCGCACGGGACGGTAACAAGGATTTGACCGGTATCCCTTTCCGTATATCTTCTATGGCTGAGTTCCATTCGTTCTTCGGTTTCGCTCCCACCTTGCGATTCGGAATTCGTCCGGAAGATTCCGAGAGTGAGGACACCACCAATGACATAAACGTATTATTCCCCGACGGAAGTTGCCAGCTTACTTTGCCAAAAACGTTCTATGCTTTATATTATAATATGTTGTTGTTCTACGCTAACGGTGGAGGACCGTGCTATATCGTCTCCGTAGGAGATTATGAGCATGACTTTAAAAGCATAGACTTTACAAATGCGCTCTTAGCCTTAAAAAAAGAACAGGAGCCCACGTTGGTCGTCGTTCCGGAAGCCGTATATATGGAGGAAGGCGATTGTTACAAAGTTCAAACTGCCGCTTTGATGCACTGTGGTAACGATATGAAAAATCGCTTTGCCATATTAGATGTTTTCAACGGATACAAAGATGAAAACGGTGCGGTTATCAAAAGTTTCCGGGAAAATATAGGTAGCAATTTCCTTGCGTACTGTGCCTCCTATTATCCATGGATAAATACATCTATCGTCACCGAGAAAGATATCACTTTTTATAATATAGAAAAGGATAGTTTAGAGAAATTGGAGGAACTGATCTTGAACGAATTCTCAAAGAAGTCCGGTGTAACGAATGAGGCTGTCAATGAACTTATGGACAAGTTCAAGCTTTTGCTTACCATGAAAGAGGACGAGGCGGAACGTTTCCATACCTTATTATACCAAGTCAGTTCCGTATACCGCTCCATTTTGAGAGAGATTCGCTTGAGGATCAATTTACTTCCGCCTTCAGCTTCGATGGCCGGTCTTTATACTATGGTAGATAACACCCGGGGAGTATGGAAAGCCCCTGCGAATATTTCCATCAATAACGTAGTCACACCCGCACTCTCGATCACAAATGCCGAGCAAGAAGATCTGAACGTACCGATGAACGGAAAAGCCGTAAACGCAATCCGTAGCTTCCCCGGTGAAGGAATCAAGGTTTGGGGTGCCCGCACGATGGATGGTAACTCGTTAGACTGGCGTTATATTAACGTAAGACGTACGATGATCTTCCTAGAGGAATCAATCAAGAACGCCGCCCGTGCCTATGTATTCGAACCGAATGTAGCAAATACATGGGTAAATATGCGTAGTATGATAGACGGATTCTTACGGGGCGTATGGAAACGAGGTGGATTAGCAGGAACTTCCCCCGAAGACGCATATAGCATTCATATCGGATTGGGAGACACGATGACTCCCGAGGATATTCTGGAAGGTATCCTCAGGATATCTGTATTCGTGGCTATTACCAGACCTGCGGAATTTATCGAGATCACATTCCAACAACAAATGCAAAAAAGCTGATAATTTAAGAATTAAAACCTATTAAAGAAATACGAATATGGCAGGAGAAGCACAAGATAATGTATGGCCGTTACCCAGTTTTTATTTTAAGGTAGAATTAGGTAGCCTCGGGGAAATCGCTTTTAAAGAGGTATCTGGTCTGGATATGGAAGCCCAAGTAATTGAGTACCGACATGGTAATAGCCCGGTTTTCTCAAATATCAAGATGCCGGGACTGAAGAAGACGAGCAATGTCAGTCTAAAGAAAGGGGTTTTCAAAGCGGATAACAAATTATTCGATTGGTTTAACAAGATAAAAATGAACACAATACAGCGAGAAGATGTAACAATCAGCTTACTGGATGAAGCAGGAAGCCCTACGATGGTTTGGAAATTATCGAACGCATGGCCGACTAAGGTTACCGGTGTCAGCTTAAAATCCGATGGAAACGAGGCCGCCATCGAAACCTTAGATTTAGCGCATGAAGGATTGACCATAGAAAACGCTTAATGCTAAGGTTTGATCATATTGTCCCTCCTCCGGTAGCGTTTTATTTCAACGTGACTTTCGAAGGATTGATCGAGACCTCTTTCCAAGAGGTCTCGGGACTACAACTTGAAATGGAGACGGAAACGATTAAAGAAGGGGGAGAAAACAGTTTCAGCTATCAGGTGCCTACCCGACGAAAGCACGGTAACCTTGTGTTGAAACGTTCTTTAATGCCTTTGCCTCATGTGCTAGAGACATATGTGGTTAAAGTATTGGAAAATAATGGAAGTGCCCAGATCGTTCCCGTCAATTTAACTATATCATTGCTGGATGCCGGGCATTTTCCCCTAAATAATTGGTCTGTGCTCAATGCTTACCCTGTAAAATGGGACATTAGCGCATTGAATTCCCAAAAGAATGAGTTGGTGATTGAAACATTGGAGATGGCTTATACTAATTTGATCCGTATGTCGATAAGAGATACAGAAGATACGAAAAAAGAACAATTTAAGCAATGGCTATAACTATAAAAGAAATCCAAGTGTCCGCAAAAGTGACACAACAGAAAAAGGAACCCGACCTCCCTCTCTCCCGTGATTTGATACAACAAATCAAAGAGGAGATAATTCGTGAGGCCAAGAAAGATTTGTCTAACCTTTTTTCTTGTAGAAAGGAGCGATAAAACATGAACCAAAAGTTGATCATCGAGGCATATAAATCAATTGAATACAAAGGTGGCGAGAAATTGGGTAATATCACCGTCCAAATCAATCCGGATAGCTATAAGTTAAGCAAATCTACCTCCTATAAGAAAGACGAAAGCATAAAAGAGGATAAGCAACTACCGGAGTATAAACACACCAACCCCTCCACTCTCTCTTTTGATATACACTTCGATGGTACCGGTATTATCCCGACGGGGAAAAAAACCGTGACAGAAAGGATCAAGGATTTGGAGAATAAATCCCGCAAAACGAAACGTGATGGTTGTGAAAAACGAAATGCGTTTATTGAAACAAAAACGAAATGTGCTTCAAATTTAATCCGCAAAGTAACCGTCTATTTGCAAAATCAAAGCAAAACACCTTCTTTATACATAAAAATAAACGGCATTCAAATGGACTTCTAACCCTATTTGAATACCGTTTTTTATTGCCGGCTGTGGTAAAAAAGCGTCTACTAAAGTTGTTTATTCCATACTTTTTTCGTACCTTTACAAGGTAGTTAAGATGGGTTGTTATAGCCTTTTATCGTATGTCGAATAGGCTTCTACTTGCGGGATGCGACGTATAATGCCTTTCTCGATGTTATCCAAACAACGTCCTAACGTCCGGATCATGGCTGGAATGATCTCCTGTTCATAAAAGATGCGAGGCCGCATACCATAGTCTATTTTTACAATCTCCTGCTCGCAAATATCGCCGGTGTCATAGCCGGAGTCTGCCCAAAACCATGTGGCGGCGGTTATCGGTTCCCCTCGTTTATACGCCCATTTGATAGATGATGCCCCGCGCCCATAAGGTAATGGGGACGGATGGAATATCAACGTACCCCAGTTCGCCTCTTTCAGTTCTTCATCGGAAACTTTCACCGTAAGGAGTGGCGCAATGGCAAGGTCACAACGATACCCCTCACACCAAAGCGTATGCCCTTTTGCCTTAACGAACATTTCGGCCGCTTTGAATGCCACCGACTCGCAATTTCCCAATATTTTAATTACCATTCCCTATATATTTAAATGCCTGAACCGCCCTGAAATGGCCGCCATAACCGGTTGCCGCACGATCAGACTTATTTAACCTTTGGGCCGAACGTGCCATCGAAGCCGCGCTGCGCCCTTTATTAACTCCATATAAATGTGCTCCGGTTTGTATCCACTTTTTAGAGTGACGTAACGCTCCACATAGTTGCGGGTGTGAAGTGTGAAAGAACACCGGGTAAGGTTTACCACATCTACCATGTCCCTGAAGATGATATTCACAAACGGCCGCTAAAAATTTAGTACCAACACCTATTCCCTGCCATTCGGGAAGTACTACCAACCGGGTGGACCGGTAAGCCTTTGCCGTAAAGAGTGGTGTTACCGCTAAATGGCAGACGGGCTCACCACCGACAAAGCCCACGAAATACTCGGCCGCAACCGGCATAGGAAGGTCTAAATAATAATGCTGCTTAAACAATCTTGGGAATATAGTTCCCCTGACTTTATATATTTGAAGTTCGAGTTTTGGGCGTTGCCGAAGGCAGTCACGGTCGTAAAACCGTGCCTCCGCAGTATCATACACCCAGTCAGGTTGTAGCCATTCGATTATATCATAGTGGCAGGAAAGAAGCACGATCTGCCCGCCGCCACGTCTCCACGTCTTCGAGAATGCTGCGGCTCCGACTTTGGCTATCTGCCGGTCAATGACTGATGTAAACTCGTCCACCACGGCGTGCTGCGGTCGCTCGCACGCCAAACGCGCAAGGCCCGCCCGGAACTTCTCGCCGTTGCTCAACACATGAAATGGCCGGAGCCATGCCGGAACATCACCAAGGCCAACTGCCGAAAGCATACCCGTCACCGTGTTGAAGTCTCCGTCAGGAGCAATACAGTCCACAATCGGCTTATCCTTATCCCAGCCGGAATAGAGGTCATAAATAGGTTCTTTGAATATTTTGTTTCCAATACTGGTTTTTCCACTACCGGATGGTCCGACTATCAGTCCGATTTGCCATTCCCGGTCCTCGATTGGTAACTCTACTGTCTTTTCCCAATCACAGCCTTTTTCTGCGTTGAAAAGGCTTTTTACCCGTGCGGCCCGATAGCTGTTGAAGTCGCTACAATGGTGTTGTACCTCTATTTTCATACATTCACCACTTTAAGGGTTAGACCTTCTTTCAAGAGACGTTCGTAAATCTCCTTTTGTTCTTTTTCATCTGTGCAAATGACGATTACGCCATATTGCGGCTTGTAAGTGTACTTGCTCATACTTTGTTTTGTTTTATGGGTTTGGAACAAAGGTAGAGCCAAACTATTGGACGAACTAATTTAAACCGAATGTTATACTGCACCGCTTGTGCAGTCACTTTGGAAACGTTTCAAAAGACCATACACTTTCCGTTCGCTCACGGCATACCTTTCAGAAAGTATAGCTACAATATAGGACACTTTTTCACCATTCTTGTACAGATTCATATAATCGGAATACAAGTCAATATACTGGGTATCTTCGAGGCGTATTCCCGCCTCATGTAACTTTTTCAACAACTCACGATTGAAGTTTAGTATCTCTATCACTTTCATACAAACAAAAATTTAGTACCTTTGCAATGTCTCACTTATTAAACAACAAAAAAACACCCAAGTGGCGTGGCAGAGGGCATTTGCCCCCGGCCGCGCGCCGCTTGGGTGTGTAAAGTTGAATAGTAAGTGAGACGACTGTTTTAACAGGCCGGGGGCTTTTTTCTATCCCTTCCCCCGCAGGGATTCATCCATTACCCGGCTTCATACAAAGCCAAGTCCAATGCGTCCTTTTTCTTCCATCCTTCAGACAACGCATCTTGTATGTGCTTCATCGCTTTCACGTAGAAATCCTGAAGGTCTGAGACCGTTTCAAACGTCCTGTAATACGGCTCATCATCCGCACCCAGCTTGAACGTCACCGGCAGGTTCCGCCCTCCCGTTTGGACGGCAAGATCGTATGCGGCTTTGTAGTTGAACTGGTTCTCGCTGGACAGCCATACCGGAATTTCCTCGTATGTGAATCCGGAAAGGATGGCCTTGTCAGTCTCCCGGTTATACCAGGCCGTGACCGTTGACCGTATCTCCTCGTCGGTCGGCTTATGGTTGAACTCCTCTTCCATGTAGGAAGCGGAACCGTCTTCCTTCTTTTGCACATCCCAGCGGATGCGCCACTTGTTTTTGACCGGGTTCGTGCATTCCAGCAGCGACACACCGGCACTTCCTTCTACTCGTTTCATGTAAACACGTATTTGGTTCTACCTTTGCCAAACGTTTCCGTCTTTATCGTTGTCTCAAACGGAAAACCGTCCGGCATTTCCCTTACCTGCGCAAGGATGTTTTTCATTTCTTCCGAATTAGTGAAAAACTTCTTGGACTCGCCATTCTGCTCGATACTCACGATACAGCGGTCCTCGCCCTGCTCTGTCTTGATTCCCGTTTCAAAGTCTTTCACTATGATGGGAAGGTTTACCAGTTCCCGGATGCTTACCACAGTGCCGGGAAAACGTTTCTTGCCGTCCTCCGGCTTATAGGAAACGTTCAAATCTTTAAATGATCTCATTTCTTTGCCTGTTAATTTTTTAAACAACATATTACAATCCGCATGCTTGGCCATGCCATAAAAGCTGGCAACCAGCTCACGCCGTCTTCTTCTCGATTTTACCTCGTGCATTTTTCGGGCAAATTTCTGCTTGATACGCTTCCTGAGCCGGACATGGTCCGGAGCATAAATCACGTACCCCAAAAAGTCAATGCCCTCGCCCACCGGGAACACCCTCTCATTTGGCTTTATGGAAAGCCCGATAGAGTTTATCCGCTCATGGACGGCATCACGAATCTTCCACAATTCCGCTTTCGTTTTACCGAGCACGACACCGTCATCACAATATCGATAGTAATAACGGATACCGTACTTATCTTTCAAAAAATGATCTAAATAAACAGACAACAACAAATTGCCCAGCCCCTGCGAACTCCTCAGGCCGATACTGATACCCTCAGGCATCAGCCGGACAAAGTTATCCAGCATGGCGATGAGCTTCCTGTCCTTGAATATCCGGTTCACGCAATACATCACGAAATCTTGTTTCACGCTTTCGTAGAACTTCTTGATGTCAAACTTATAACAGAACCGCGTGCCTTCCGGATCTTCTTTCATATCACGGTGAATATACGCCATCAGATCGTGCGAGCCACGTTTTTTGATGCTGGCCGAAGTGGTTCGGATAAACCGTTTCCTCAAACGCTTGTCTACGATGGTCATGATAGCGTGTACGGCGATACGGTCTCTCATGCTTAGTACCTGAATACGTCGTAACTTGCCACCTTCCACTATATCCCGTTCATGATAATCCTTCACCCGGAAACTTCCGGATGAGATAAGTGCGGTCAGTTCATCCAACACCTCTTCCTTATGCGCAAGCAGGTAACGCCCTTGGCGGCTACGCTTTCTTTTCGTGCCGCGAAGGACTTGATTAAAGGAATCCTCCATATTGGACGGTTCTATAATCTCTTCTACTATGTAACCTTCTCTACGCATTTTATATCAAATTACGGCCACACGGCCTTCAATCTCCCGGGCCTGACTTCTTCGAGCCTTACGGCCTACCAAACTCTACCCGACGCTTGTTTTTTCAGTTTTCCAACCCTTCCGGGCCGCTGTTACTGGGGCTTGTTTCCCTCGGCTCCACGGTGGGGACAAGTCCCCGGTGTTGTACGCCGATTTGAATTTCCTTCGATTGTTGTTCAGACGGGAACCGATATTCGAGTTCGAGTTCGAGGCATCGTTATTCGCATTCGCGTACGACACACCACCATTCGCATTCGCATTGTTGTACCCACGAAAAACCACACGGCTTAAAGGAAACGCCACCCTTTGAAACACAAAGGTATTATTTTTCATGCGGAAACACCGGTGATTTTATATTTTCGACGGGCTTACGCCCGTTTTTCGTTCGCTTCGGATCACACAAACGGGAACGAAAACGCTTTACGCTTTGTCGCTTCGCTCCCGTTTTCGATCATGCTTTCTCGGACAACGCCTTGTACGCTTCCACGCTTTCCGCTTTGACGATCCGACCGCGGAAGGCCAGACGGGAACCGATATTCG